TGCATTCAAGCTTTCTATACATGACAATAAATCAATAGTTGCTTCGTAACCCTTTTCTCTCATTTTATCTACATTTGCGATTAATGTTGAGCCGTTAAAATAATATCTACAGCCGCCCCCAATTGGCAATTCTGCATACTGCCTATATTTGTATTTTTCGTACAAATCCACGAAAACATCATCAAAAACATACGTAGAAGACTCAAAATAAACGTCACAATCTCTTGTTAAAAATGCATCTACGAGTTTCCATAAAATTTCATCTTGCGTATCATTTGCATAGATATAAATACTAGGTCTTTTACCAACTTCTTTTTTTGTTGTCGGGTAAAAGCTTCTCGTTCTTACATTATAATTGTTTGTTCTTATCACATACATCATATTATTGTATGATTCCATATAATCTTGCTGATATGAAAACGCAACGTACACGGCATTAGCGGGATATGATGCTTTTAAAACAGGAAGATTATACTTAAATTCAACGTCTGATATATATTCTTCATTTTTGTCAAAAAATACAGCAATTCCATTTACTGCGGGAGAATACATATCATATAGCTTGTCAAGTTTTAGTATATTAGTTGATTTCCAAAAGTTCATGTTTGTTAATACGCCATTTATATATTTTTTTTTCGAATATTCATCAGCAAATAACATATAGTTTGTCATTTCATACTTTTTCTTTAAATCAACTATTTCTTCCTTTAGCGAACCAGTTTCCTCTTTCAGTGAACCAATGTCCGTCTTATTCTGCTCGATCTGCTGTACCTGTTCTGCCGTGGCTCCGGGCTTGACCGGATTCTTTTCAAGGTACTCATTTACTGCGGCTTTGATTTCTTCCGGCGAGATTTCACCGCCTATTCCTTTCAAACATAATTCGTATAAATACTTCTCTTTTCTCGTGATTGGTTTCGGGAGTTCGCCATTGTAATCACCTGTCAAGTACGCAAGATATTTTTCTTCCCTTGTTACTGGTTTATCTGCCATTTTTTTTACTCCTCTCCGAATAGTTTTGGCTCGTCTGGCTGAGCTTCTTTGACCATTGCTTTCGCATCGCTTTCCGTCATTCCTTCGAATTTTACAAAATACATCCATGCCGGAACCTTGCCCTGTACAACATACTGCCACCATCTTGCACGGTCTTCTTCTCTGTTGTAAGTTATGTCTCCGAAGTCGTATGTTACTTTATACACACCAACCGGAGCCAGGCCGTACAGATCGGCAAAAACATTGAGCGCATAGATTACGCCATTCAGACAATCCTCCAGCTTATCCCGGATGTCTTTGATAAACTGAATTGTCCTTCGGTCGTCTGCTTCTACCTGCGTAGCCGTCACCATACCGGTTTTTTCATTAAAAACGAAATATCCGTTGGAGAATCCAATCTTATATCCCATCTGGTTTAAAAGGGCATTTATACCGACTATACGGATATCTGTGTTGAGTTGCGGATTGATTTCTTGATAAAATTCTTTCTCATCCTGTCCAAACACGTTCTTGACATAATGTGGCAATTTCATCTCATTTCGCCTGTTCTCCATACCCCGTGGTGACATGGCTGAAACAGGTGTACCGCTTGGCATCAGCAGTCTATCATCTAACAGAGCAATCTTCTGAGAGTCATTAATTTCCCCCACGTTCCGACTATACGCAACATCAAGATCCCCCAACTCCTCGATGGCTTCGGAAAATATCGGTAAGCCCAGTGGTGTACTGATATCCACATTATTCGCCTGCGGTGTCCGAAATACTCCGTACAACGGCCCGTCCAGTTTCTCACCGTTTGCTTTAAGAATCGGTGGTGTATCTGCCATAAGGTCAGCCCATTTGGTCTGTTTAAGGTCAATCTTATCTCCAATGCTTTGAGGGGATTTTGACACATAGGCTCTATTAGAAACATAATACGGATAAGTTGTCACACCGTCCACGGTAGTCTCAACAAACCTGTGATATTCAAGCCGTGTGTAGTATTTCCGTCCAACAGTATAGGAATCTTTAAATATAATCCCTTTGATCTTCTGGTTATCATAATCCACAATTATCACATCTGCCGGAGTAAATACATCAAGGCTCTCGCCGTTCGGCTTAATAAAAACTGTTCCATAAGCACAGCCATATTCTACCCAGTGACGAATTTGGAAATATACCTTGTCAATCTGCTTCTGTAGCCACGTAGCCCTTGTGGAACCGTCTATCTGAATGCCGATCGCCAATGTTGCGAGCCGAGCTGTTTCTGAGCAGACAGATTTCGCAAAATTAATCGTCTTGATATTGTCCTTATCATCTAACCATTCCGGTACGCCTCTGTAGATGTTCGCGCACCGGTTAATCAGTGATTCCATCTCTGGAAATTCTGCCGCCTGGATATTAAAGTCCTCTTCGGCTTGTTTTTTAAAAATCATGTTAAACCACCTTTTTAGTGTTGTTATAAGTCCCATTATGCACTGTTACCTCGTCTTCTCCACAATGATTCTGAGCCATACCGAACGGAATCTATTAAATGATTATCCTTATCCGGATATCCGCTGCAAATATTTCCGTCTTTGTCGCGTTCGTATTCGTACTTTTTGAACTCTTTGCAAGCATTTGGTGTTCTTTTTGGATCAAACACAAGCTTTCTTCTTTGCAGCCACTTCATAGAATACTCAATGCTTCCAGGTCCTTTGATTGCCCCTCTTGCCGGAAGTCCTAAGTCTCTATAATCATTGATTGATTTAGGTTCGGCAGAATCACAAGTAATTTCGTAATCATCATACTGTCTTCGCTTGATTTCATTCGCAGTCCATTCATTTGATTTTTTGTTTTCATAAATCTCATCAATGAAATAGATTGTTTCTCTAGCTGAATCATAATAGATTCTGGAGAAAGCATATTTGTCCGGATACCAGCCCCAGTCAACCCCCTGATAAATTCTATCAAAATGGCTAATCTCTTCGTCTGTGATAGTTCTTTCTTCGATATACTCAAAGATATTTCCACCATTTCCGTTGGCATATCCTAAATACTCGTTGTCGTAAGCATCTGGATTTACTTCTTTCAGATGTTCGGCATCTGCAAGAAATACGTCGCCAAGCCACTCTTGTTCAATCCCTAAATCAAGGTATGTGCTATGCACAACCATTACATTTTTATCTTTTTCTTCTGCTTCTGCCGTATATTCATTCGCCCAGTTATTCTTACTCCTAGGCGGATTGAATGACTTGAATTTATACGCTTCATTGCCACCACGAATAGCAGACTGCTGAATGTTTCGGATTTCTTCTGGATTAAAAAACTGATCTAACTCCTCGAACCAGACGATACCTATATATCCAAACTCTGGTTTGATAGACTTAATCTTTAATGGATCGTCAGCACCACGAAAGTAAATCTTCTGTCCAGTAGGCTTATACGTAATCTCCATAGGAGATACCTTGCACACAAATTCCTCATTTAGATTTAATTTATCAATAGCCCATTTCATCTGAGCATAAACCGAATCTTTGATGGTGTTTCCGACTTTTCGCAGAATCAGGGCGTGCATGTTCGGATTATTCTTCAGCAGTTCCGGTATAATTAGAGATATAGTTGAGGACTTCATGGAACCACGTCCGCCAGGGAGAATGTATTCGCTATGTTTCTTTTTCCGGATATCTCTAATCATTTTATGAAATACGTCCGGGACAATGTCCAGATCAATATGATATTCACTTTGTAATCTGGCTTTTTCTTCTGCTTTCCGCTTTTCTTCTCTGGCTTCTTTTATAGCAAGCGTTTTTTCCAAATCATTCATAGATTTTAGCTGATCGGAGAAATCCGGAGCAAATCCGAATGAATCAGTCAGTTCGCCCCTTGCAATCATAGAGCGGCGTTGCTGGATTTCTGCCAGAGACATGATATCAGTGCCTTTTTGTTTTTCCAGAAGAGTTTGTTTTTCTGCTATATATTCAAAAACTCCACGTTTTTCCAAGATGTTTTTCTTTGCATTCTTGGCAACTGTTGCTGAATATCCGGCTTTCATTGCGGCATCAGATGCATTTCCGCCATTCTTTATATATTCATCTGCAAACGCTTTCTGCTTAGGCGTTAAGTCCATCTAATCACCTCTGTCTATCCTCATTTTCTGACTGCCTCCCATATTTCTTTTAGGCACATGACCACATCATACTGGGATGCAGTTCGTAATATTTCATAATCACAATCTTTCCATTCACCCCTTTTTGTGAGGTGAAGTGTAGGTGTTGATATAATTATTACTGTTATCAATCGTTCCTGCTCATGGCTGTAGAATTGCGATGTTCCGATTTTTATGATTAATCCGGTGGATAATATAGCTTTTTGGAGTTTTCTCGTAACTGCTTTTAAGTTCACCATATTATCACCTCAATTCAAAAAAGTCCCCAGTATAGCAGTTATATACAAATATAATACCACACTGGGGAGTTTTAGCTCTCTACCACTTTTATAAATTTTTAAGTTTTTTAAAGTCTGCCAATCAATTTGGCCAGATGATAATATTCCGCCATGACCTTGCGCTTGTAGCCATAGAAGTCATTCTCCGTTGCAGGAACCGTTCTGATCTTTTCCATTGTTCGATAGCCGATACTGTTCACAATACTGTCATAGATTTGCGATTCAATGCCGGGTGCATATTTGATAGATACCTGCAATAGATTGTATTTGTCGCTCTCACTAAGATTCCGCAAGTGGCTTTGTAATGTCGGTATGTCATCCGGCGGCACTCCGTAATCAGTTAGTGTTGCCTTTCTCAACTTCATTTATTTCATCTCCCAAATTTAATTCTTTACTTACATCTGCCGTCTGCCGAATTCTGTTTTATTGCTGTATCTTTTGAATCTGCATTATGGCCCACATAAGGTTTTTACCTGCTTCTTCCATTTCTTCTGGGGTCGTATCCTCTTTTTCTTCTAATTCCGCGCAAATTGCTGCCTTGTCTGCTACTTTTCTGCATACCTTTTCAATTTCTCTAAATTTGCTCATTATTATTCATCCTTTCTTTTTACTTTTCTTTTTGTACTGGAAGATGATACATATACTTTACACTTTTTAAGGATTTCTGTCCATCTATCCATTGTACTCAGCTACTCTCTGTCCACACCGGTAACTACATATCCTGTGCCATCAATATTTTTTCTATTTTTGTAAGTCTTTCTATTTTTCTTCATCTCCTCCAACTGTTTTACTGTTTTTCTATAATCTCTATTCGCAGACCGGAACATCATCAAAAGTATTTCAGACACAGGCCTTGTCCGATTTCTTCGCTTTGCTTTTTTAATGCATGTAAGATCATTTGCTTCTGGTACATATATTCCTACATAATGTGGAATTTCAAGGGATACCGCAGCACATACATCTGTCGGCATAACCAGGTAGTTATAATCACCAATAAAATTCAACCCATGACCAGAACGAAAATCTTCAGCTGATGATTTAACCTCATAACAATAGCAGTCACCTTTTTCTATCCCGGACACACTATTATTTGCTGGCACGAACCGCATATAATCCACTCTGACCGCATGATCTGTCGAATAATCGAATGTCACTTCTTTCGCCCAATAAATACGTGGATCATTGTGAGGATTTATTTTCTTTTCAAGCATGGCTGATAATTCTGCTGTAATCTCAGGCCTTGTCATTTTGAATCTCCTCCAACTTCTTCTCAGCATCTTCGCGGGTGAGGAATATAGATTCTCCAAAATCACATTTTCTAAAGTATGCCGCAATAAAACTATTCGTTACTTTTGCGTAAATTCTGAATTGTTCTCCAGACGCATAATAAGATACGCTTGATAAAAAAGATTCATATACTTCATATTCCGCATCTCCATCATATTCATCATAACCAAACACATTAATTGGCGATGTTACCACCCAAACCGTGTCTCCAACCTTACACGGTAATCTCACAAGCAAGCCCTGTTCTTCTAAGTCTTCGTAAGTAGCAAGTTTACGAATCATTTCTTTCATAGTCCTACAATATGCTGTACCAGTTGGACAGTTATCGCAAAATTCACCACATTCAAACACAGGATCTCTTTTTTCGTTATAAGTAATCCTTCCATTTTTCAATTTCGTTAATCTCTCCATCTACTTCACCTCTTACATCTGACTTTCTATAGTATCTGCAAGTAACTTCAAGGACTTAATAAGCGAGTCAATCAATGTTCTGTCTGGGTTTTTAGCAAATGCTCTGACAAGGTTTATAGCATCTTTGATCTTCTTCTCATATTCAATTACGTCTGATGCTTCTACTAATTCATATCCCGGTGCAAGACTGGCATTTCTTGTTAGTTCTTTATTGCTATCGAACTTTAATATATCCGGGATCTGCTGTTTTTCAAAGGGATATGGATACACTTCTTTTCCGCCGTACCATCTATATCCTTGTTTTTTTGCTACTTTCAGAATATTTTCATACTCTTCATGTGTTCTGATTAATACGCATTTATTCGCTAGATCAATCATCTATTTCACCTCTCCTGTGATCTCATCAATACATTTATTCCAGCCGATTTTATAGCTCGGCGGTTTGCCTCCTACTTTAAAATACTCGCCGTTATAAAACCCAGTTACTTTCATTTTCTCCGGCAATGGCTTCAGTGGGCACCAATCAGGTCTAATACTCAAATCTGTAATATCTCTATTGTTTACTCCACAGAACGGTTATGAAGCACTCCGCTGCGTAAAACGCATAAAGCACAATATTTTGGTGTATCTATCACTAATACTGATTTACTCATGATTCCTCCTCAAGACAACAATACACTATTGGATAGCCAGTATCACAATCACAATTGTTATAATCAATGTCTTCCAATGCTTTACTTTTTGCTATTTCCTCGGCTTTTTCTTTTGTATCGGCTTCAATATCGTCATAATCAATTGATAAGCTCATTCCGACGCTTACATACCATTTACTCATCTCATTCCTCCTGTAATAATTCTGGATTGTCGAAGATATTGCCAACCACTTCAAAATGTTCCAGATCAAACTCATCAAGATACTGTCTGTCTATGCTATTAGCTTCATGTGTTACCCATCCTGCAACACCCCATTCAACAGTTTTATATGTCACATCCTCTGGGTAGGATTCGTCCAAGTTTGCCATCAGAATGTCATTTTCCCAAATCTTCTTACCGTTCTTGTCACAAAGCCCCGTGAACTGGCAGACGGTTTCTGGATCAACCAATTTCATTCTGTCTGTTATTAAAAAGATGATTGGCAATATACTCGCTTTTTTATACGGCTGAACAATATAACAATATCCGCTGTCAATATCTAAATCTATGAGGCTCCCCTCTATCCATTCACCATTATCAATCCGCTTCGCCTTGAAAAGAATTTCTCTCATTCAACTCCACCGCCTTTCACAATTTCATCAATTGTTGTATCTCCTTCTATGCAATATTTTTCAAATAAATAATTCTCTAATTGCTCAATAACCTTCTCCACATCAAAAACTGTCAGCTGTCTATTAATACAATTAATAAATTCTTTTTGGTCAGAATCAATACTCATACCAATATCCCATATTTTAATATATTCAATTAAGTCGTCCGCATCTATTAATCTACTCATTCAGTTCCACCGCCTTCTAAGATTTTAATAGCATAATCTATAGCTCTGTTCCATTCCAAGTCCTCGTCATTGGAAACAACACGAAATCTGTTCATAAGCGATTCCGTAATTTTTTCCGCATCAAAAGCTGTCGGCTGCTCGTCAATCACTTCCATGAGCGTTTTCTTTCCTCGCAAGTACTCTTTTATTATTGCCTCTTTTAACTTATCTGCATCAATTAACCGCATTTTTCATTTCTCCTTTTCAATCGTTAATGAAATTATCAAGAACCAACACGCATGCTATGATATTAATCACCAGAATATCCCATTTTTGATTGATTATATTCACAACAATACATGCAAAATTCACAACGCCTAAAGTTAACGAAAGATATTTTTTCATTGTTTTTCATCCTCCCACACTCCCAACAACCGCATCCTCTCATACAGTACAGCGACGGTCTTGCGTCTGTATCCGTAAAAGTCTTTCGGATTCATCGGGATATATCTTTCTCTGCTGATCTTCCTGTAACTTTTCCGGTGCAAGATATTCTCGATAACCATATCCGCTATCACCGTGTTCTTCGGGCAAGCTGACAAGGCGGCACCGGAAAGCAGGTATCCGTACTCTGCCGGGAAGTCTTTCAGCATCGTATTCAGTTTTTCTATGTCCTCTGCCGGAATACCATAGTCTTTCAGCTTTTTATTCCTTGTCAGCATACCGTTTTCCTTTCTATTTGTCTGGGTGGTGCTTATCGTACATGATCGCTACACATACAAGACCAACTACTCCGACTATGGTTCCAAGGGTGAATCCTAATATGAATGTAATCATAGCTCATCCTCCTTGTATGGTTCTGGAAGTGGCATCCAGGCAATAACTTTATACATCTTTGTTCCTCCATGCCCATCTGAATATTTATCCCATTCAAGATATCCATATTTCTTTTCGTTCCAATATCCGGCATCTCCAAATTTTAAATAATTCGCAATTCCATAAAGCTTTTCAGGTGTTCCATAGACTTTTTCAAGCGTTACAAGATACTCTTTTTCATCTTCCGGTAATCTCTCACTGACAGGAATCCAACCATTTTCTTTCTCATCCTGTTCCAGATCAGCCAGAAGCTGCTCAATCATATCTTGAATAACTTTGACATGTACCCCAGCGTATTTGTAGCAGTCCGAATATTTATCCTTGTACTGCTTTAATCTGTCTTTGATATGTATCATATTATTCCATCCTTTCTCAATGCCCGCTTCTCACCATGGAAAACAACAGTTCTGTCATGGATCTTTTTCTTGGTCCATTGTTCCCACACTTCAAAACAACTGATAATCTCCATTTTTCCACATCTCCACCTAGTGGTGTTGGGTTTTCAAATTCTTCGGCAGCATCTCTCTGATACGGAACTGCAACCATTACTCCCATGTTACCTATTTCCGCGTAACATTCCGGAAAATTCTCACGTATATGTTGGGCAAATTTTCCATTTTTTAAATCAGGTAAAATCTCTTTGTAGCACTCCATTGTTGTTATAAGATAGTTTTTTTCGCCAATAAAATTTAATCCATTTCCGCTGTAAATATCCTCTTTGCAGCTTTTGATTTCATAGCATGTAAATATTCCTTTTTCGATTGCTGAGATAGAACACTGATTTTCCGGAATAAACTGCATGTAATCTACTCTTCTTGGCTTTCCTGCTGCGTAGCCATAATCAAGGCTTACTTCTCTAGCCCAGTATTTACCTGGACCAGAAAAACGGCTTTTTTCCAACAATCTGCTAAGAAATTTTGTTATTTCAGATCTTTTCATACTTCCACCTCACTGTCTTCTGGCATCTGAAACAGGATTGATTTTCTTATCTCATTTCCATAGCCTTTTAATACAGCAATTCCATGCGCCACACTTTCTTTTGTATCATAGCTTCCTGTGTATGCTGATCCTGACAGCCCATTGCCAACAATTTCACCACATTTGTATTCCATGTATGCTTCCTGAATCATATCCAGTACTTTCATGGCTTTTTCTTTGGTGGAGTATCTTCCGACCATGAGCGAGCCTGTGCCATCTTCGACATAGATATCCTCACTATCCTTTTCAGGAAAGGCTGATACTGTGCAAATATTGTCAAAATTTACAATCATTCTTTTGTCCTGACTTCTGATTAACATTTTGTGTCCTCCTTATTCAACATCGGAAACAGCCATCCTGTCTTTTCGTTCAATGCAATCCAATCAAAATTCAGCTCTGATAATTGATACTCTTTATTGCATCTTTCGCAGGTGAATCCTTTCACTTTACTGTATCGCCCTATAATTCCACCACATCCACATCTACAGTGCTTATAATCCATTTTCATCCTCGCTTTCCCCATGTAAGCAACTGGCACGCTATTGTGCAGTTAGTACATGATTTTAAACTCCCATCTTCTTAACCAGATTCTTATTCATCTCGTCAAATATTACATCTGTGTTCTCTTCAATGTCCTGCATCATACTCAGAACGCTCATTTCGCCCCTATTTGCCATTTTAACGTACTCGTTAGCAGTCTGCATGACTGTGAGCAAACGTTTCGTAGAAAAGCCATATAAACGTCTCAGGGCCATCATCGTTGTAACGACATTGATCGTATCACTCCAATCTTCTCCATCGTTAAATCCATTCTCATAGGCTTCTCTCTCCATGCTTTTGATCTGGCTATGGCAGTTAATCATAGCTCGCCCAAACGCCTGGGCTGCCTGGTTGGGCTGAGCTAGAGGAAGTCTCTGCTTTCGTGGCTTTGCTTTAAGTTTACTGCTCACGCTTCATACACCTCCTAATTTGCCCTGTAACGGCTTCAAACTGCTTAAGCAATGAATTGTCGTCATTCCGGTTTAAAGTCCGATCGTAAGCCGGAGAGACGTCCCACAAGCCATTTACGAGAACGCCGCGCGCCACGCTGTTGAGTAGTGCGCTCCGATGTGCTCCTGTGATACTTGCGATCTCGTCAAGGGTGAACTCTCCAACGTATTCAGTACCTTTGAACAGCTCATACAGTTTCATGCTTCTTCCTCCTTGTCACGAACTCATATCCCGTCAACCGGAACGCTCTCGGCGTCTTCGGGTGATCCGTTTCGATCAGCCCATCAGTTCGCAGCATGTCCATGTGACGAAGCACCGTGGCATTTGACACACCGACACCATCGGCAATCTCTTTATAAGACGGTGCGTACCGATGTTCTTTTATATACCGGCAGATGTACAGATATATGTCTTTGTGGATCTGCTGACCTTCTTTATACTTCTGTTTGTACATTTTTCTCACGCTCCTCTTTCATCTTCTGCGCTCTTTTAAACATTTTTTCGAGATAGTCCGCATAAGCCAATAGCATATGATCTACAAACCCGTTTTTTCGATATTTTTCTGACATGATATGAATCTGTTCTGTCACCTGCTGCCAGTATTCATCATTTTCTTCGATTCCGGCAGTCTGGAGAACCAGTGCCGGGAAGTCAATCTGCAAGAACTTAATAGTGTTCGGTATCTGCTCGTGTGTCACTCTCATACTTATACACCTTCTTCTACCTCAAAACTCTGTTCAAGAAGTCGCTCGTTATCCTTACTAAACGCCTTAATATAGCTTTGTTTTATCGGTCTGATAAAATGTATACCATTAGCGGATTTTGCCCGGGAAACAGCCACATAGAACTGCCCAGGATCCCAACAGCAAGGATCAATGTTGATTTTCTCGAATGTCTGTCCCTGTGATTTATGAATACTGATCGCCCAGGCAAGTTTCACTGGGAACTGAGAGAAAGAACCTACTTTTTTGCGGACAATCTTCTCTTTTACGATTTTCTGACCGTCTTTTTCCTGTTCAGATTCCTCAATAACCTGTTTCTCAATGTCTTTGCTGTATCTGTACAAGCTAACTGTTTTGCCCTTATCAGTCTTGATAACCAGATAAGATTCTTCAAATTCTCCGTTTTCCACAATTTTCTGAATGATGCCAATCGTTCCATTAACGTAGTTTCCAGACAGATCATTGACTGTAATCATCACTTTTGCACCGATGTTAAGAATTAAGTCCTCGCTGGCAAATGCAATGTTCTTAATATCGGCAGATGTTAGCTCGCCGTCAACTGCTGCATGAAACACTTTTTCGGTCTTTTTATCCAACTTGCCAAGGAAAGTATTGTTAATTCTGTCAGCTTCTGCATTAGTGCCAACCAAGAACGGTGCTTCCGGTATAACCTTGTCTGATTCGTTGTTCTCCAGATATGCAATGGATTTTCTAATATTGTTGCCATATTTAATATCATTCAGCACATACTTAAATCCCTCATCATTCTGCCTGCATACTTCATCAAGCTTAATATATTCGAATGACATATCTTTCCAGTATTCAGACATGAAGGCATATCCGTGTTCGTACTTTCCGCCCTTTCCATAATCAGATCCATACATCCGGCAGAGAATTTTGCGGTCATCTGTCGTGATAACTGGGGGAAGCTGGTAGAAATCGCCTATCACGATTAACTGAATGTCTTCTTTGTCCTCTCCGATTAGAAGTCTGTCAACTGCTCTCTCTTCATTCTCCGTGATGATCGTCTTTGCAATCATATTGAACAAATCGAACCGGCACATGCTGATTTCATCAATGATAAGAACATCTGCTTCTTTCAGAAGTTCAGCTCTGGATTTCACCTTTTTCTTATAGTCCTCAAATTTAATTGAAATATTCAATGCCCGGTGTACGGTAGTTGCCCCATATCCGATATTATCCGCTGCAATTCCAGTAGTGGCGGATACCAGAACATTTTTACCAGCTTTTTCCGCCTCATCGATGAACGTTTGAATAACCGTTGTCTTGCCTGTTCCTGCGTCACCTGTCAGAAAAACATTGCTGCCAGACAGCATCGTATCTAATGCATATCTCTGCTTTTTATTGAGATCGTCTTTTTTCATTTTGTAACCACTCCTTGTAATAATTATGTCAACTAAATATTTTTGTAATATTCAATTAATTTTGCTATAATAAATCTAATTGTATATGCTTTTTAATTTTGTAACCAACGTGTAACCGACTTTTTCGACCTATTGGTTACGCCAAAAACCCTTATTTTATGCGGGTTTCAGAGGTATGTAACCGTGTAACCAATGTAACCAAGGTTTTCATATAGGAGAATCACTAGAGTATATGTTTTTTATACACTCTCAAACTTTCTCCTATAGGACGTTTTTTTTCGTGTTACAACGGTTACATGGTTACAAATTATGAAAATGGAACATTCGTTCCTTCGCTGGCGGGTGCGAAATCAGCTTCAACTGATCCATTTTCTTGCTCGCTCTCAAGGTCCTTTATGTTAATGACTTTTACTGCGATAAGCCTCATCACGCTTCCTCCGTCCCTTTTTAGCACCGTATCTCTCTTTCCTGTATGCTTAATCAATTCTCGATTAATTGCCCAGGCAGAAAAGGCTTTTCTGGAGAATCCATTATTTTTCAAAAGGTTTTCAAGAGGTTTCGGATAAAAATATACATATACATCTTCATACTCATCTGGCGTTTCCTTGAATCCCCATTGATCGCAACTGAATTGAGCATCAAAGTGCTGCCCGTACACGGAAAGACTTTCAAGAATGAATTCATAACACCTCTGTCCCTCAGATACGTCTTTTTTACGTGTAGGTATGTCCACAACGTCCTCGACCGTCAGCTCACGTCCATCCTTAAATATGAAATCTGTAGCTAATTTGTCAGCCAGCAGAAGCGTAGATATTGCCATGATTTGCTTTGCCGGAAAATCAAAACCATCAAACCCTTTTTCAATCTCAGATTTCATTTCTTTTAACTGATCCGGCGTGAACTGCTTGAGATTTCCAACAAACACTCTTCCGGCAAAACCATAGTTCTTCACGACAATGCCGTTAATCTCTGCTGGATTCTCGTAAATATCCTCGCAGCACTCAATTTCAATAATTCTGTTGATTGCTCCGCCGGAATCTGCAAATTCCGAAATAGGGTTCTCACCATTGCAAATGGTCACATTGCTCCATATATTCTCCTTAGCTGCTCCGAGGTCCTTATTTGAACGTGCTTTTCCCTTACCAGAACAAAGGTTATATATAAGCGTTTCGTAGTTATCTCGGATATACTGAGAAGCGTTCTTTGAATCATCCAGAATCATCGGAAAGTTATTGAGCATATCTGCCCTGGTCTCCAATGATGTATCTGTTGACCGAAAGTTTCCAACGTAAGCTCCCGGTGCCGGGTTTCCCCAAACCGATGCCGCTATATTGATCGTTACTGTCTTTCCACCGCCTGTCTGCCCGTAGAAATCTACGATGAACGGCAATACATCAAGTGGCTGTATAAGAACACTTGCAAAAGATGCCGCCAGCGCTATTCGTGGCTCTAATCGTCCGCATGACCGCAGCTGTTTAGCTAGAGTCACCCACTTGAAGTAATCTCCGCTTTCCTGTATACTCTGGAATAGTGCTTTAAAGCGGTATTCCCCGTCAAAAACGATCGAAAGGTCGTAAGGTACAAACACATCGCCATGCCACCCTAACTTGCTTGTAGAGTGCTGTATGTCAATCATATCGGCATTGTACATTTCAACATCTGCCAGATACTTTACGAGAAGCCTTGCATTCTCTGAATTGACCTGCACCCCGAACCTTGCAAGATTAGTTATTGCCCTGGAAGTCACAATGTCGATTTTCGGAACAGTTATTTCCGTCCAATATCCATCCCTTTTAAAAGCCACTGTGATCTGTTCTTCACCTGTTTCAATGTTTTTCAGTCGGCGTATCGGCATGATCGGGTGGTGACATACAAGTTCTCTCGCCTTAGATGTTTCAGAAGAAAATATTCCATTCTCTGTAGCTATCCAGCTGCCACAAGCCATATTAGGATACTCCTTATCAACAGAATCAGGATAAAAGTTTGTGATGTTTTCAACCAGCTGCATGGAACGATTTGCTTTTTCTTCTTTTTCTTTTTCCTGCTCTGCTTTTTGAAATTCCTTTATAAACTCTTCTGCTATATGTTTCGCTTTCACACTTTTTGCCCGGTCCATCAGTTTGAATTTGATTTCTGAGCGGTCGATTTTACTTTTTATCGCAAAAAGCTCTTCATACAACTGCTTCTCCATAAAGTCTTGTGCCTGTAAATTTTCAATATTTTCAAGAATTTTTCTCACCTCCTGACTTAACAGACAGCAATTCATATCTGCTTTTTTCTTTCTCGAGATTAAATTGGCACATATACCACTCTTCTGAATCAGGAGGGAACGTTTTTAGTGCTGTTTCGTACATAAGTATATTCTTTTCTATCTGTTCAAGTTCACTATGATCCTGAACGGGATTGTATCTTTTTGCTTTGATATCTCGCACTTCATGCCTGATCTGGTTACGACTTTTGCCTTTTTTTGAAATATAAGTACCGCCCAGCTCAATAAATGCAGTGCTAAAAGGGATGGATTCGTATTGCATCACGAAATCAAACACATCGCCACCGGTTCCACAGCCGAAACAGTAAAAGGAATCATCGTAGATTTTGCAGGATGCTGACTTTTCCTTATGAAAAGGGCAACATATAAATCCTGCTCTATTCGGCCTTAGTCCGTATCTGGAAAGAATTTCCGACATTTTCACTGACTGTTTGATTTCTTCCTTAGTCATGACAGCAGCTCCACGATCTGCCGCCCGGTTTCTTCTTTTGTACAGAATTCAAATCGGACTCCGTATCTATCTCTGATTGTGCAGAGAGATTTATACAACTGGCAGCCATCAACAGCCTTGTCAGAGATTACAGTCTTTACTCTCTTATCGTTTACCGTCTTCCAGATAACTTTGTGTTTTCTTGGGTTCTCCCAAAAATACACATCACCAACGGACTTAATATCTGGCCCATGTTCACATAGGATAATCAACTGAATACCTGCTTCACGCGCTCTGATAAGCTCTGCTTTGAATCTTTCATGCTGCTGGCAGACATTTCCGCAAAGCTCTTGCAAATCCTTTTTACGGTCAATACAGAGTTTTGCATTGTCCAGTGATTGATAATCACCGCAATACAATTTAGAGCGAAAATACTGCACTCCAAGGCTATCAAACTGACTCTGAATTCGTCCCCATTCTGATTTATGTTCCCTTGTGTCCACTTGTATAACCATTAAAAACACATCTTTTTAATTGAACGGAAGTTCTTCCTGTACACTGTCTGGAATACTCATAAAGTCCGTACCTGCTGGACTTGCTTCCATGATAGCTTCTTCCTTCAGATGATCGTCATAGGCCTTTGTGGTACGCTCTTCCGGAATATCTGCATCTTTGATTTCTTCCACGCTGCGGAACCATGCAAGTTTGTGACGTTTTACTTCTTTATTGTCGTACCAGTCTCTCTCCAGACGGAAGATGCCGCCGATCAGTTTTCCCTTAAACTGCTGCCTGAAATTATCGCCCCACTTAACGGCAAATCCCGGATTTGACTTTTCTACGCATGTGATAAATGTTTTAAGGTTACGGACACCATAATCTACACTCTCGTCAATGACCATATAGTTAGTGCCGGCGTTCGGATATTTCTTGTCTGGACGGATATCGTTTTCGAACTGCTTCATAAAGTACCCCGCCTGTTCATCACCTTCTGCGAAATCAAACAAGATAACAAGCATATCAAGCCCACCCTGGGATTTTTTCTCTGATACCTGCTTAATTACCATTTTGTGTCCGCCGAGCTTAATCGGCTCAAAATTTCCTGCTGCCTGTGTAGTATCGTAATTATTTGGTTTCTGCATTATCTGTTCCCCCTAATTCATAATAATCTCTAATAACCTTATCCACCTCTGCAAGGTCGTTACCAATAGTTAAACTGTCAAACATTCCAATCGGGGACTTACTTACTGCTCCCTGGCTGGACTGAGTGACAAATAAGTGTTTGCCGCTCTCTTCGATGCAGCGAAGAACGATGGTAAACATACCCTCGATGCAAACTTTTTCGTCCAGAAGCTTACCAATTGTCTTAGGTTTTACTTCCCCGGAATCATCTTTTTCTTCATGCATCATAAGGTAAACAATTTTATTCTGCGGTACTTTTGTTACAATGAACTGGATAAGATTCCAGAAATAGTCTCCAATATCATTGTACAGAGCGAATACTGCATTGCCTTTTCCGGCAGAAGCATGTCCTTTCATGAAATGATTCGTAATAAGATAACCTGCATCATCAATTACGATTGACTCCGCTTTTGATGCGATCAGGCACTTCATTACCTGCTGGTAATCATCTGTAAACCATCCGTCAATCTTGCCTTTAAACGGAAGTGGTTTATTTAATACTCTAATAAGATTCCAGTGTTCATTCTGGCAGTTTCTAAGACTGGTGCTCTTGCCAGAACCAGATTTTCCAATAATTAATACTGGTGTTGCCATTGCTATTCCTCCTTGTCATAAACCACATGCTTGCTGCCCTCAACGATCAGTAAACTTGCGATATCTTTCATGGATAAAGTTGATTCATTATAGATTTCAACCAGTGCGTTATATGCGCCTGGTGAAACTTTCACAACCGGATTGTCCTTATCGGTTGCCGGCTGCTTCTTTCTTGCCGGAATACGGATTTCAAATTCACTCACCGATATTTTTCTCCTTATATGATTTCTGAGCCGTTAAAAGCCCATTTAAGGCCTGTACGTAGCTCGCCAGCGTCCTCGCCTTATATGAACTCTCGATGTAGTTATCAGCTACAAGGGAAGGTTGCTCGCTACCAGTGCGGCAGCCGTCACAATCCATGCTGTAAACCATTTCCTTGATTTCTTCTTGCTCTCCTCGACAATTTCAGTCGCAAGTGCTACTTCGATGTCAGCCCATGTTGGCTGATTTTCGTTTCTAATTTCGCTCATATCGTGCTAATTTCTCCTTATTTGTTCTTATTTGTCTTTACAATTAGCAGATAGAGGCTTATAATTAACCTGTATCCACTAAGGTGCTTTAGTGGGTGCAAAGCTCCGGGGTGGAGGTGTCGACTCCCTCCGGGGCACTCACTTATTGAGAGCAGCCTTGCCTTTCCAGACATGACCAGTCACTTCATAGACTTTCCTAGGGCTTATGATGTATGTGATTCGGCCACCGGAAAGGCTTTTTGCTGGTTTATTATTCTGCACAGCCACACCAATCGGCAACCATCCGTACACAATTCCTGCTCTAATTGATGTTACAGGAAGTCCGATCAGTTGACTCGCATCAGATACGCTCATACTCTCTGATGAGAACTCCGGCATCTGTGGAATGCCTGATATGATTCTCGCAACCTCTGCGGCGAACTGATGAACTTCTGCATTTTCTTTGATGTAAGTATCAACTTCACTCATTTCATGCTCCTTTCTTATTTTCTTTCTGGTCAGAATCATCAGACTTATTCTCAGAAAAACTTTCCGTCTTACCGAGAATGTATCCCTTGTCAAACTCTGACATATTAGGAATCGCTTCTTTCAGCTTTTCAATGATTCTTTTTTCTTTTTCAGACATATACTCACCTCTTTTCTTGTGATATACTCCCTGTATATGGGAGGTGATTAAAATAAATCAAATTGTTTCAATTTTAAGATCGGCTAAAGAAATCATTACGTTTGAAAATGTTTCCTTTATGCTTGGGTTAATAGGGTCTGCTGGAACTGTATGGAACTTATTCCAATCTCGAAAAAAAATAGAGTTTATTCCTATTGGTTTCAAGTTGAAAGATAATAATGAGTTGATTGTTCATTTTGAAATTATCAATCGTTCCAGAATTGCCATATCAATCGTAAATATTTCTTACGTGTATAGTGGAACCCATTATTCATGTTTAAAAGGGCGCGCTATTGGTGAATCAATTTATCACGAAAGAATGCAACTAAAGAACCTAACAGACTTCTATACACAACCTTTTCCGCTACAATTGGTTGGACTTGGCGGTACTTCGGAATATATTCGATTTGAACTTCCGAAAGAAATTCATCCAGATTTTTCCAAACCTCAGACTTTTCAAGTGTCTGCCAATCGTGGAATGGCAACTGAAATGAAACTTCTGCTAACTGATCCGGATTCATCCAGTTTACATAAATTTCATATTCGGACTTCAATTCGTTCTCTCTTTCAAAAGTGGTTTTCAAGCAATCACCATTGAAAGTTTGAGATATCATTTTTTTACTGCCGAGCGGACTGTATTTCATGTTTTCACCTCCTTGCTTTGTGAGTTTATAATATCACGACGTGAGTTATATGTCAACACTAAATATTGACTTTGTGAGTTTTTTATGATATATTATCATTGGAGGTGAGGAAAAGTGAAAGACAGAATCAAACAAGTGCGCAAATCCCAGAATCTCACTCAGACAGCATTTGGAGACATAATTGGAGTAAAGGGAAATACCATTACTAATTATGAAACTGGTTTAAGAAATCCAACAGATGCTGTTATCAAATCTATATGCAGAGAGTTTGGAGTGAGTGAAGAATGGCTCAGAACTGGAAACGGAGATATGTTTGTACCCGGAATTAAAGACAAACAAATTTCTGCCATGCTTGCAGACGTAATGAAATCTGGAGAAGATTCTTTCCGACACCGTCTCGTGTCTGCATTAGCCAGATTGGATGATGAGGGATGGGACAATTTAGAAAAACTTATTGACATGATTTCTAATAAGTAAAAAGAAAGACAAGGGCAATGCGCAAACCCTTGTCTTTTTTAATGTTATCCGATTAGCCTTTTCACAAATATATAAATCACTTCTATCCAATGATTATTCGTGCATTTTTCAACCATCTCAATAATTTCCTTTTTATAATCCATAAATAACCCTCCCTGTCGCAACTACCACCTACATTACAGTATATGCCCGGTTTGCGGGAAATATAACCGAACATTCGTTCGTTTTTGCTATTATATCACTAATGTTCGCCCTTGGCAACTGCCAGATATACACCGATATGTTTATGATTGCATAGAAATTATTCGTAACATCAAAGATATAGTCTTTTCTGTTTAGTGGCAGGGCGAATAAAAACGGCAGCATGGTCTGCTTTATTTCATGGGCGCTATTCTTATGTAGGGTAGAAGATCTGTACGCATTTTGGACAGAATACACTTCTGACTCTTCACGGATATAATCGTCTACACACATTGGTAAATAAACAATGTAATTAAGCAAAAGCACAGCTCCTATTATAATTAGAATATTTTTGATTATTTTCATTTCATAAATCACCTCAAAACGTCTATTTACAACTAAATTTAACGATGCTATAATAAAAATAACATATTTAAACACTTTTTTTTGCAAATGTCGAAAACAATGTTTACAAGGGAATGATTTACATGAAAATTGCGATTTGTGACGATGATAATTTACGGATTGAGATTTTCAAAAATAGCATTGACCGATATCTAAAAGAGCATGGTGATGGTGGATATACATTAACCACCTACACCAGCGGAAAGCCTTTGATCGACGATGTTTCAGATGGTGAATGGTATGACATAATAATTCTTGATGTCTCCATTAACGGAGAAAATGGCATAGAGATTGCCAAAAGATTAAGAAAAATCGGATACTATGGAAATATCACTTTTTGGACAGAACGCAAAGAATATGTATTTGATGCACTTGATGTGCTGCCGGTTCATTACATCATTAAAGGCTCTGAGCATGGAAGAATGTATTCAGTTGTTAAGCAGACGCTTGAAAATATTCGTGAAAAAACGCTTACTATCAAGAACAAGGACTACTTTCACAGAGCTGAATTCCGGCATATTGAATACATCGAAAGCCAGAACAAATACATAATGATCCATTGCACGTGCGGAATATCGCACAAGGAACGAGGAAAGCTCAATGATATCGAAAAGAGTCTTGACGGAAGATTTTTGCGCTGCCACCAGAGCTATATAGTTAATATGGACGAGGTAAGCGAAGTAAGCCATTTTTTTACGATGGTATCTGGCGCGATCGTCCCGATCAGGCAAAGAGAACTTGCAAAAATAAGAGAAAAATATGAAAACTACGTCATTGGAGGGAAATAAAGCATGAGCGAAGAAAAAACAAAGAAATGCAAGTATTGTAAAACAGAGATTCCGGCAGATGCTAAGGTCTGCCCGCAATGCCGAAAGAAATTAAAAGGCGGAAAACTCAAATGGGTTGTGCTGATAATCCTTGTCGGAGCTATCATCGGAGCTGTAGCTGGTGAAAGTGATTCGGAATCAGATAAAAGCGCAGCAACCGCTACTTCTTCAGAAAAGAAAGAAACTGCTACTAAACCAAAAGAAGAAGCTGCGCCAATCGAGTACACTACTGTTTCTGTTAATGATATGATGTCCGATCTTGATAGTAACGCCATGGGTGCATCTGACAAATACAAAGGCAAATATCTTGAGATCACTGGAAATCTCAGCAACATTGATGCCTCTGGAAAATACATCAGCCTCACAGCTGACGGCGATTTTGAAATCATCGGCGTACAGTGTAATATTAAAAACGACGAGCAAAAATCAAAGGCAGCATCTCTTACCAAAGGCGATAAAGTAACATTAAAAGGAAAATGCACAGATGTTGGAGAAGTCCTTGGATATTCTTTTGACATTGACGAGATTGAGTAAACCAGACTAGCTCCTGCTTAACGGCAGGGGCTGTTTTTATACAAGGAGGAAAATCATGGCAAAAAGAAAGAAGTACCCGAAATTGCCAAATAGTTTCGGGTCTATCCGTTATCTCGGCAAAGGTCGAAGAAACTGCTATGCAGTGCACCCACCGGCAACGATTGACGGCATAACAGGAAAAGTGATCCGCCCGCCTGCGATCTGCTACGTTGACGACTATCTGAAAGGGTTCGCCGTTCTGACAGCTTACAAAGCCGGGACGTACAAGCCAGGCATGGAAAAAGAGCTTGAGATTGCCCCTACAACGGACGCAGACGCCCTTATAGGACGCATTCTGTCAGACTACAATACATTTAAGGGCGCAGAGGAAAGACACCCGGAAACGCACAAATTGACGTTCTCAGAGGTATATGAGCAATTCATGAAATGGAAGTTCCCTGAGGGAACAAAACTATCATACAGCTCGAAGAGCGCATACCGGAATGGATATTCAAACTGCGCAGTACTCCACAACCGCGTATTTGAGGATTTAAAGGCTCCTGACATGCAGGAGGTATTAGACACCTGTCCACTCAAAAGAGAAAGCGTAATGATGATACTGACACTGTTTAAGCAGATGTACAAGTACGCCATGTATGCTGAAATTGTCACGGAAAACAAAGCTCTCTATGTTCGGAACAATGCACCTCATGATACGGAACACGGCACGCCCTTTTCGGATGAGGAATTGCAAATCCTCTGGAATAACACCGATGATCCAGAAGTACAGCTCATTCTGATCATGTGTTATTCTGGCTGGAGAATCGGCGAAGTATCAAAGCTTTCAATTAATCTCGAAGAAAAATATTATCAAGGCGGTATTAAAACAAAAGCCGGAAAAGACAGGATTGTACCTATTCATTCAGCCGTATATAGCTTTGTCCAGTCAAAACTAGCAACTCAAGGAAAGCTTCTAATGTATACGCAAAAGCATCACAGGGATAAACTCTTCTACCCTACACTGGAACGCTTGAATATAACCGGCAACCCGAAGCACACGCCGCACGATTGCCGACATACCTTTTCTGCCTTGTGCGAAAAATACGGAGTCCGGGAGAACGACCGGAAGAGGATGCTGGGACATTCGTTCGGAAACGATGTCACGAACGCTGTGTACGGCCACAGGACACTGGAAGAACTCCGGGAAGAAATAGAGAAAATAAAAGTCCCATTTGTGACTAACTGTGACTAACCGTTCCTATTTTTATCGCTTTTAAACTGTCTTAATCACTCTAACAAAAGTCTACAAAGCCTTGATTTTACTGGCTTTTCCGCATTTTACAAGGGATTCTGCAAAGACATTTTCATTATTCTAATTTTAATGAAAATATCCAAGAATCCTTTGTTTATGCGGCTTTTCAGTCTTTATTTGTGACCAATTTGTGACTAACCGTGTAAATCTATATCTGTTCACAACATCGTAATTTAACGTAAAAAAAGAGAGTCGGGTTTTTAGGCCCAACTCTTTTCTGACTGTCCGTTCGTGCTGCTGCTAACAGCCCCGAATTGGGACATACAGCTCTTCCGTTCATGCACGGTGGAATCAGTCTGCACTCTTCACTTGTGCTAGCCACACAGGGTACTATACATCATAAGTTCAACCCCTGTGCGGCTACTGACAGTATACCTCATCCTGCGTCAAAGTGCAATCAAATCTTTCCAGACGGTTTCATCACAGATTCCGTCCTGTTTCATGCCTCTGGATTTCTTGTAAGCGTTCAAGGCATAAATTGTGTTTGTGCCTGCGGATCGGTCAAGAGTGAGTGCTTTTCCGTCTTTTCCCTTGAATCCCCGGGCCACAAGAATTTCCTGCAAGAGAAGAACTGAAAGCCCATTACTTCCGTTTTTTACCGTTTCTGTTGTGAACATATATTTCTTTCCTCCTGTAGTTGATGCGTTGGTTGACGTTCCTTTTACGAGTTTCCAATCCGGCGTACAGAATTTTGTTCCGGGCATCTGACTGTTAAGATAGCTTTTTGCACAAACACCACCGCCGTTTGCGATAATGCCGGATGCACCGGAGGTATTGCCCTCGATGGTATAAAAACGGTCGCCAACAACCGCCGTGACTAATCCGGTGTGGGTAAATGTGCCATTGTGCTTAAATATCACGATATCGCCAACCTTCGGGTTAGCGTTAAGCGTAAATAAGCCGCTCATAGTCGGACAGTACACATAAGGCCAGTGCTTCAAGAGTTTCTTGGCTGTCTCAAGCCCGAACGCTTTCATGAAGCACCAGCTCACGAAACAAGCGCACCAGGGCTGCCCCTGATAAGATGGTTTCACATCACGCCAGTATTTTGTGTAGTTCGCACTTCCCGAATTTGCAGTCTTGCTGTCGAGCTGGCTGTTGCTTTTCTTCTCGAGATACCCAATTTCGTTTTTAGCAATGAGAATCACTTTTTTAATGGCTTTGTTCATTACAGAAACCTCCTCTTTATAATTTTTATAGAATACATCCATGTCCACGTTGCCGCTGATACCGGATACTTTTCTTTTGCTGAAACACTGTCAGCCTACACCGACCGGTGTTACTTTCTGTGAATACTCATTAAATTTTCCCATTACTGTAATCTCCTTTCTAATTTCTTGATACGTTTTTCTTGCTCATCAACCTTTGCGTTAAGTTCCTGTATAGCTTTGATGGCGTAGTTGAGAAGATACGGGCTGTTAATCTGCTTAACATCCATTTTGCCGTTTTCATCATACCCACCGCCCAGAGCCAATTTCGGGTCGATTTTTTCCAATTCATCAGCCACAAAGCCGATGTTTTGATGTCCGCCTTTTTTCCAATCGAATTGTCGGACTTGCATCCAGTTCACTAATTCAAGAGCGTTTACCTCACTATCCTTAACATTCTCTTTTAAGCGAACGTCGGACGGAGCTGATCCAGAATAGAATTTTCTTGTGTAATAACTTTTTGTTGTAAATTGTCCTCTAATTTCTAAATGATCAACTTCAAACCCATCACTAGACATCGTGGTGCCTGATGCAATGTAGGCTATCTTCTTTCCTTCAGTTCCAGATGTAGCTATCGGTCTTCTTCTAACAGGTGACGAAGCTGCAGTTTGTTCCGCATCCTCAAACGAAAAACTCCCTTGTACATATGCGCCGCCTTTCAATCCAGCGGTTTTTGCTACTGAAAGGGTTCCGCTTGTAGCTAAGTTATTCCCTATCGAGCATCCATCTGTATATATAGCGTTAGCAGTTATGCGAACCAAGTCGTTTAAGTAGCGGATGATATAGCCATCCCATTTATGACTTGTATCACCTTCCATCCACAATTCTTCTACGCCGCTTGTTTTTTTTGCTGCATACAGGCCATATTTCCCCAGTTTCAACATTTTATAGTTATTTGCATTAGTGTAATCTACATATACAGCCAAGCCGCCTGTGTCGATGCTCACTTTTCTCTTTTTCCCGGTCGAGTCATAATAAAACAGTCCCGTCCGCAGAAGTCTGAAAATAGTTATAGCAGCATCAGAAGCACTGTTCATTGCCAGGCCGCCGTTATTCAGCCTGAGGACTTCATTACCATTTTCATCATATATCTTTAGCTGGCCATCACCATTGTTCACTCCTCCAAGTGCAAGCGTTCCGCCTTTTGCTGCGTCAAACGAAATATATAAATGATTATTAAGATAGTATAATCCTTTCCACGTTCCGTTATTAGACAGAATTTCTACTATATCTTTCTGAGATAAAGCAGAAACGTCAAGTGCTACCGGGAACGTCTGCTGATCACACAGTATAGTTTTTTCTTTGTCGGCATAAGCGCTGGCCCTTATCATGTCATGTGCTTCAAGAGACAGTGTATTCAGCTGAATCTGAATCAGTTTCATCGAGGTGCTGTATGTGCTTATATCTTCCCAGGAAGAGCCATTATCAACACTTTTTTCGATAGTCCACCAGGCGTAAAAGTTTTTAGCATCTTCCTGACCATCTCTATAGTAAGGCCTCAAGTTCAGAATATTCGGAGTAATCTTCTTGTCAGCCCCCATTAGCAAAATGTCAGCATCGGCCCGCATAAAATATGTTCTTCCGGCTGTACCCTGTTCTCCGGCATACTGCTTAGCTATCGTGAATCGTTTCAATACTGACAGGTTCTCAAGATAAGTAGCTCTTATATCAATCCAGCCACTGTCGGCAGTTAAGCTTCCAACTGTATACATGTGTTCAACTTCGTCCCAGGATCCCGAGATGTTCTGAGATTCGGTTATAGTGTACGAACAGTTCTCCGTGATATCCTGTGCACCGTACATCACCGTAACCTGAGTTGAGCATTCTGGAAAGCTACTATAATTCCCATTAGAATCAACAGGAATCCCCTGGTACTCATTACTCAGCTGAATAGTCATGTTCTTCGCAGAAGCAGAGAACTCTTTTAATGTCTCATCGAGTGTTTTTCCACCGCCGATCTGCACGTTTCCGCTGATATATACTGATCCGGCGTCCATGTCAGCTTCAAAAATTACATTTTTATCTTTATCTTTTACCAGGATCGTTCCGGCATTAATATAGTCAGCGTTAATACCCTCCGCATATAAAAGTCTCGTGATAGTCTCTCCGTCAAGGGTTATACCGTATGGATATGTTTTGCCTCCATCATTGCTGATTCCGATCGCTTCTGATGTAACTTTAATAACGTTAGATGATTCTTTTAGTGTAGGCTTGTCGTGCAGATACCGAATAGTGCTTCCATCTTCTTGTCTAACATCTGTACAGAACATTCCACTTGCATTTGTATCGCTTATCTTTTGTTCCAATCGTTTAACAGCTTCTTCCCTTGCAGATGTTTCTTTTTTCACCATCTGACGTGCTGCCACTATAGCCTTCGTTCCTTCGCTGTAGTAGTCACTGCTGCCCCGAATCGGATCATCAGCCTGAGTCTTAACTGTAGTCAGACCGCCCACGTTGCCAGATACATCCGTCAGCGGAGTAAGGTACTTGTTGCCTAAGCGGTCATAAGTATATACCATATCTCCGAATTCAACCAACGGGTTGTATACCAGATCACCCTCGAGATTTCGGAATCGCGCTCCTACGATCTGTTCACCGATGATGCTTGCTACTGTTTCGAGCTGGTCAGAATCAATCAGTTCGTTCTCAAGTTCAAGAAGATACCCCTCTTTTCCGTACATTCCAGAATATTCAGAATCTGTATCATCATTGGACTGTCCGTTTTTGACTCTGATTCCGGTAATAATAATATCGTCACTGGAAAGCACAGGTGGGTTTCCATAGTTTTTCAAATCAGGAATATCTGCTTTTTCAAAATCCCATTTTATGAATCCGAGATTTCCAGAATAGTCAATTCTGGCGTTTGCAGATTCAACCATAGCTGCATACCCAAACAGTTGGCGGAATGTCATGTTATCCGGAATGCTTCTTATTATAATATCGCCATGTGACATAGTTAGATTCATACCTATTCCGATAGTCTCACAGGCGTCCCTGACAAGGTTTATAAGGGACTGAGGGAGCTTAAGGCCGCTGGTATACGCTTTATTTGCTTTGTACATATCGTCCAGAGCCGTGATAGTGATGATGTCTGAATATTGCTCCGGCGTAGTTACTGTATAGATTCCTTTGTCAATCTTTTCTGCAAGACTATTGATTTTTAGATATGCATGAATTTTTGCACTGTAAAATTCATATTCTTTCCACTGCTCTTCATAGTTATTAATGTTCAATGTCAGCGTTTTACAAACAGATGTTCCAACTGGAAAGCTACTACTTTCTGCACAGTCAGTAAACCCGTTGTCGCCGTTCATGATCTCTTCATCAATAGTCTTTTTCGTTCCGTCAGGAAAAGTGATATCCACTACCATTCTGACCGGTTCACCAGCTTCTAGTTTTTCTCTAAATGCATTGCTTACGCTAATCATAGTGGATCCACCCCCGTCATGTTAAATTCTAACGATGATAGTATTTTTCTATCATCTGATAATTCTCCGATAGATATGTTTTGCGTCTGGCCGACATAAAACGGAGCATCTCTCCAAACACCGTAATATGGTGAGAAGTAATGAAGTGTAAATTTATATCCTTTCGCTATCGTCTGTAAGATTTTAGTCGCTTCCGTCATCGGGATATCACTGGCCTTGTATGTATACTGCTCAACAGTAAACATCGGCGTAAAGTAACCTACACCGTACTGCGTCCTCTGACTTGATTCCGTGTAAGTCGTGGCAAAGGAGAGCGCAAGGTCTTTATCCGGCTGCCAGATGTCTGTGCCGTTGATTTTGTATCTATCCATAACGTCCTCCTTTTTATGCCATCTCAAACGGGTTTCTACCGCTTGTGTCTCGCCTCATCTGTGCTTCTTTCATCATCTCGTCAAACAGGGTTCTGCGATTGATCTGAGCTGTAAATCTGTAGTTCCCGCCGCCTGACTGCCGTCCTGCTGTTTCTTCACGGACGATTTTTCTAAGCAAAGCTTCCGGTGTTTCGATGTTGTTGCCCTGCTTCTGATCGCCCAAGACTGCAAGGAACTCTGATCTCGGTGGAATGACTGCCCCTTTTGCTAAGTACGGAACTGTCGGTACTCGTGGAAAGTGTGCACTGAACCCTATGGTCTTTGAGCCAAACGGAGTCGGCACTTTCCACGGTCCAAATGAAAATGCCGATTCAATTCCACCAATGGCACTGTTTACAGTTCCGATTGCTCCATTAACGATCTCAATTACACTGTTAAGTGTGCTTTTAATAGTATCTTTTATTCCTTCAAAAACGGATACAACGGTATCCCTTGCCGACGTAAATTTATCAACTATAGCACTTTTTATTTTTTCCAATTTTCCAAAAAGAACCGTAGATATACTATCCCAGATTCGAGCTGTTTTAGTTTTTACACTGCTCCATGTTTTTGAAATTTTAGATTTAATCGCATTAAATCCAGTTGATACCGTAGTTTTTAATGCACTCAGAGCGTTTGTAGTGCAAGTTTTGATGTAGTCCCAAGCTGTAAACACTATTGACTTAATTGCATTAAATACAAGTTCGATAACACCTTTTACAATGTCTAACGCACCCTGTGTCTCTGATTTGATAGTTTCCCAAACACCAAGAATGATGTCCTTAATCAGGTTCCAGGCTCCTTCTGCGATGCCTTTTACACCGTTCCATGCTTTTTCCCAATCTCCCGTATATACGCCGACTATAAAGTCAATTACTCCGCTCAACACGTCAACTATGTCGCCGATCACTTTTATGAGCGTTTTTACGATGTTTATGACTTTTGTGCCTATCATATCTGCAATCTTAGCAAGTACCGGAACGACATTTGCTATAATCCAGTTTATAAGCGGTACTAATATGTTTTCCCAGAGGAGTTTAAGAACATCAATAATTTTCCCCAAGAATGTTTCAATTTTTGCAAGCGTTTCGCCGAGTGTACCTGTCATTAAGCCTTTCAGCTTGTCCGCTAATCCTTGTAAAACCGGAAGAATGTATGTGTTATATACAGTCAGCGTTGTTTTTGATATGCTTGAGATTCCGTTTGCAATTGAGTCAAAAAACGGTTTTAAATGCTCGTCATAGAGTTTCTGTATCAGATCGCCAAGCGTCTGTATCGTTGAAAGGATGCCGCTTGTTACGGTTTCAATGACTTTCAGTGATCCTTCGATAGCACTTTTCAAGAGATCTTTGTTATCGATGAACGGTTTTGCAATCATGTTCAGCATATCCCGGCCTAACTTAGCACAAAGCTCTGTAGCGGTCATTTCAATCTCAGCGAAAATTCCGATAATGTCAGCTGTCAGCTGTTGCGCCGTCTCTCCTCCAAAAACAGAAAAAACATCTGCAAAAGCAACTGAAAAGTTTCCGATGATATCTGAGATATCCGTTCCGATGTTAAACATATCAACGATATATTTTTTTATCCTGTCCGTATTTTGAGATAAGTATTTTGCTATTCCACCGACAAGGTTCTGCGCTATAGTCAGCCCAATTCTTGCTATAGAACCGGTTATTTTTCCCAAATTCAATGCTAACGAATCAGCAAACTTGCTTGATGCATTTAAAACAGCCGGATCAGTGAATATGTTCTTTAAAGACTTTTTTATCGAATTTATGTTCTTTTTAAGATCTTTCAGCATAGGCTTATAATCGCCAAGGCCCTCCCAGAAGCCTTTTTTGAAAAGGTCTGCAAGTTCTTTAAAACGCTTAACGATTCCATCAAGAACCGGACTCATTTTTGAGAGAGTATCTTCACCTTTTGCCAGATTTCCATAGTCTACATTCCCAACGGTTCCACCAAGGCCGCCGGATGTTTCTCCAGTTCCTTTTCCGGCAGATGGAGAGGAAGTAGAAGTTGCAGTCTGAGAAGAATATCTGCTAATCTCATCGAGCGGATTAAGATATCCATTCGCCGCTTTCGCCGCATCTTTTGTGGCATCGGCAACATCTTCCGTAGAATCCGCTAACTTACTAGCGTTATCTGCCGCTTCTCCGTAAGCATCTGCCGTATCCTGCACGCCACTTGCATCGCCTGTGAGACCTGCGCCGCTTCCGCTTGTCTGGCCTGATGATTTCTTTCCAGTAATAAGCTCCGTGAAACTTTTGAAAGCATTCGCCAGAGTTGCCAGTTTACCTAGCAAGATATTAATAACTTTCAGAATAGGTGTGAAAATATTAATCAGCCCCTGTCCGACTGTTGCCTTGAGAGACTGCAACTGCAACTGCATAACTCTTACCTGATTCGCCCAGCTACCAGAAGTACGAATGAAGTCTCCAGATGCAGCCGATAACTGTTTCTGTACAAAAGCCAGGCGGAGAGCAACTTTCTCCTGTTCAGTCATTTCAGACGTGGTTTTGCCATAGCCGTTTGCAAGCGCATACTGGTCGAGAGCAGTCTGGGTCATTACCACGCCGAGATCTTTCAATGTCTCGGTCTCACCTGTAAACACTGATTTCAGCTTGATGTAAGCCAAGTCCTGACTGATGTTATAGAATGATGCCACATCACCAGTCAGCTGTGTCAGAGCCGTTGACATATCGTAAGCCTGCTGTTCCGAGAATCCGAACGACTTGGACATTGCTCCGAACGTGCCGACATACCGTTTTGCCATCGTTTCTGACAGGCCGGCAGATGTCATGGCATTCTTCGCAAATTCATTTACCTTGTCAGACATGGTTGTAAATGTAACATCGACCACGTTCTGTACTTCTGCCAGATCAGAGCCAAGTTCCACGCACTCTTTGCCAAACTGTACCAATTTACCGACAGCAAAAGCTCCGCCAATTAGCAGACCGATTTTTTTTACAGCACTCCCAAGGCCGTTAAATGACTGTTTTATAGCTGATACGCCTTTTTGAACACCTGACGTGTCCATCCTGGTATCAATAATGACTGAGCCATCAGCAGCCATGCGTTCACCTCCTAATTATTTGAGGTTCAACATCTCATTCAGCGCATCTTTATACGCTTGCTCTTCTTCGCTGAGACGTGTTTTTATGTCAATAATATTCTTGTTTTCCTGATAGAATTTCTTTTCCCATTTATCCAGGCGTTCACCTTTTGCCTTTTTTGACCGGATTCCAACAACCGTGTTGAACAGACACTCGCCAGACTCCATAAAATATCCGAAGAACGTCCACCAGTGCATGTATGGAACGGCTCTGATTTCTTTACCGGCAACTTTGTTCACAGCCGGAACGATCATATCTCCATCCTGTTCCCAGTCCATCAAACGGGGCTTTGGGTGGTTCGGATTATCGTCCGACTGTCCGCAGTCGATAAACTCCGATGCTTTCTGACAAGCTTCATCCAGGCACTCAGCCGGTATACTCTGCCAGTCCTCGAACAGAATCTGTAACATAACGACTGCTTTTGCCTGTTCATCCAACTCCGGGTCATTCATGGCAATCAGAATATCTATAATCGCGCGAAAATCCGTTCTAATAGAAAAATCCACCCCACTTATGTTTAGTGAGGTGGGAAGCTCATAGGCGGTCATTTTGTATACTTCTCCGTATACTTATTGACTGCTGCCTGCATTTTCTTTTTTCTCTTTTCGATTTCTGGCGCGATTGCTTCTGCAATCTTATCAAGTACGATATAAGCGAATACCTGACCATTGCCGAATACAGTAGTTGCTGTGATCGGCTCCTTAAACAGGTCTTTTGATGCTTCATATCCGAGCAGATAGTTGATTTTGTCTTCGATCTGTCTGTTCAGCTCCGCCATTTCCTTGCCGGAAGTAACTTTCTGAATAGAATCTTTGAGCTGTTCAAAGTATTCTGTCAGTTCCTCTGCACGTGCTGCTACATTAATGTCCGTTGGATTAAGCTTGAAAGAAGAAAAAACCTCGTCTTCGTTATTGGTAAATGTAAAAATGAGAATTCCATCATCAATTTTGGTGTTAATTACTTTTGCCATTTGGCGTATCCTCCTTGTATATGTGCTTATTCGCTGTCGGCTGTGAATGTACCGGAACTGATATCAAATTTTCCTTTGACACGTTCGCCAGTATAGTTGACGGTAAATGGAATCTGATAGCCGGATGTATTGCCGCCGTAGGATGTCGGCACAACGTAACATTCCTGCTGATATGCTTCGTATTTGCCTGCCGTAGCTTCTGTCCAAAGGTGAACCTCGACTGCTTTTGTCTTGAGGTTGTCGTCTTTGTATCTGTTGTCTACGATCTTCTGTAATGCTCCAAACAGATCAGAAGTAGTGTCTGCATAGAACGGATCAGCGTCAGAAGAAACTTCGTAGCCGTTATGCTTGAATGTGGATTCTCCAAGAATGTTTTTAGATGTTTCAGTATCTGGATTGAGTTCTACATTGTACTCTTCCAGATCCTTGCCAAGACGCTCATATTTCGGTGTCAGTCCTCCACAGAGGGAACCTGCATCAATATAATGAGCCATATATTTACGGTCAATCTTGCCTGTAACTGCCATAGAAATGTCCTTTCTGCCTATAACTTTTAAAAGGCTGTGTAGGTTAGCAACTATCTCCAATTGATAGCCGGTTGTTACTTGTTATATTACTTCATAAGCGTTTTCATAGCGCACTGATAATGGCAATAGCCAATCCTGTACTCCACTCTCCTGCGGTTCTAAACCATAGGAGTTGTCACGGGTGATACGTTTTATCACTCGTCCCTGCGAAAGTTCAGGAAACGCATTTAAGCGTGTCTCAGAGCCATTTATGACAACTGGTTCTCGACATATCCATTTACCGAGATTGTCAAGGAACTTCTGAACAGATAGCTTCTGTCGTTCCTTGTCGGATGCTGTTCGGTATACCACGTAAAATGGATACTGGCATATCTGGTGCATCACACCACAAACGTCTTCTTTTTCTGAATAGATCAACGCCCCGTTGTCTGCCGAGAACGCAATTCCTGATTCCTTACCAAGTTCCTCGAATTTGATTGTTTTATTTTCGTACAGTCCCGGATACTGGTTCAGAAGTGCTTTCATAGCATCTGTCAGAATCTCGTATCCAGTTGCGTCTTTACCGATAGGCTTATCCGCCATGTCTGCCACCTCCTGCCTGTGCTTTTACTTTGCGAATCCATGTGCTGCCGTATTGTCGTTTAGCGGCATCAAACCACTTTGCCTGTGCCCGTGGGTGAGCTTGTTTGGTGTATTCAAGATTTTCATTTGCGGCTGTCTTACCAGAGAACTGGCTGACAAGGACTTTCTTTGCTCCACGTCTTGCATAAGGGCTTCCGGTCAACTCATCAACCATTCCTTTTCCCTCATACAAAAAACGTCCATAAGGAGCAGCCGCAGCGCACACAAGTCCAGTTCCTTGCAATGATGTGCTTTCGATTCTTGTCCGGTTGATGAAATTTCCAGTAATCATCGGCATAAACGGAACCATACTGTCCATAACCATTCCATCAAGGAGATATTGGGCTTCTTGGTATTGCCTGGAGAATCTATTCATATTCAGCTTTATTTTCATATCTCCGTCGACTACAGAGAAACCTTTGAAATGATGAATCTTACTCATATTACTTACCCAGAATTTCAAAATGTGGAATCAGTGCGTACGGACCGCCAACACTGGTAATCTTAAACACATTATCCCTGTTCTCGTTCATGTACTGGTAGAATCCATTCCGATAATCACCATCAGATACCGTTCCGCTAGTCCACTCGCCTTCCCAGAAAAACGATTCGTCCGAGAATGTGATAGTGTCTTCCAGAGCGTTGTTAATCTGCCTTTTCCACTCCTTAGGTGGTACCCATGGGAGAATTTTACCATCCCTGTCAGTAATGGCTATATCGCCGTTCTGGACAGTGTATCGAACGTGCAACTGTGCGTTGTCAGTTGCGTCTGGTCCGTACTTTTTAAGGATTGCTCCCTTGTCTGTAATGAGGTCAACGCCGGATAAAACATGAGGATACCAGTACGCATCTCCTGTTGTGGCACTTTCGTAATAGTTGAAAAGTGTAATTTTAGATGAATACATGATACCCTCTCCTTAATCATTTATTTTTCAGCTTATCCACGTCAACCTTGGACGTTCGTTTCCACAATTCCGTAATCTTCTCCCATCCGAACATCGAAATAAATGCCACAATAAATCCTGCCATGATAGCTGCTAAAATCATATACCACAATATTGTCACGTGGATATACTGCATATACGCTACAAAAGCGGCTACAGTAATTCCAATGGACAGTACAAACACCAAGGCATCTGTCGGAATTTTAGACAAGAATCCAACGTTTTTAATCACCTGTGTAATCACAGATACGCAAAACGCCAGAACGCTGATTACTGCCAGAATCAGAGTTACATTTGTAAATAATGCCTCCATCTTTAACCCTCCGTATAATCTTCGATAATGGTCTCAATGCCATATTCGATAGCACAAGTATTCTCAATCTTGCATCCTCTGGCTTCGTCCCATCCTTTAGCGAAAAACGCCACGTCAGCTTCTGCCAGAAGCTTGAGGGATTCACCCAGATACCAGAGTGGCTTTGCGTCCACTGGTGCTGACTGGAAGAAAGAATCAATTACTTCTACAGGCTCGCCGACCTGTTTCTCCGCACTCTTAATTGCTTTTTCTCTTACTGCAAGAATTTCCTCATCTGTCTTGCCCCTCATGGGCTGAGAAATAAATAACTTCTTCATTATTTTCACCTCACATCTGGAATACCAAACTGTTTGTATGTACCTGTAAATGAAAACTGTTTCCCGCATTTACAGCAAGTTTCCGTAATGGTACAAGTCTTTTCTTTGTCATTACATTTTGATTCAGCAGGACTTTTGAATTTATGCCCGCCAGTCAAAAAACACATTACTTTATTCATCTCAATTACACTCCTGCATACAATACTGGTATTCCATCATCCGTCCTTACTCCCATCAGAAGCGGTAACGCTGTCTTAAGAAGCAAGTCGTTCGTTTTCTGTACATCTCCGGCGGCGGCATACACCGCACTCCATTCTTTTGCACTTGCTCCAATCTGCTGAGGCGTTGCGTAAGAGATGGATTCACTGCCGGATGATACAGATGTTACAATGCTTGTTGAGATGTTCCCGACATTTATGTCGGTCACATTTGCTGACGCCTGATTGATTGCATTCTTTTCAGCAAGTTCAATCTGATACATTAATTCAGCCAATGAACAGACTGCCTTTTTGATACGCTTCTGTGAGCGTTCGCTTTCCGGCAGTCCGTCCACCAACCTGTCAAATGTCATCGTGTCTATAAAATCACTGGCTTTTTCTGCCAGTCGTGGAAAGTCGGCTTCTGGCACGACTGAACCGAAATATGAAGTTGTGTAAAATTCATAATCTGCATAAGCCATGCCAGTTACCTCTCAGATTCATCATTTTGCTATTACGCTTGTGCTTCCGGCATTCAGTGCTTTATATGTTCCATCACACTCAACCACTGTGATCTTCTGTCCGGTTGCTGCCTTGATGTCAGCTTTTCCGTCCCAAGAAGTCCAATTTCTGAGGTTCTGTCCATATCCAACAGTTACTGCGTCTGCCGCAACTTTGTATTTATACACATTACCAGCATTTTCCTTAGCCGGATTTACAGTGATTTTTGTATCACCACTCGCTGTTCCAGCCACGGAATTTACTGTCAGAGTACCAAGTGCTGGTGTCTCATCAATGGTGATTACTGCGATTGCGTCAATGTACTCCGCAAAAAGAGTAAGTCCCATAACTGCAAACGCCTCGGAAACTGCTGTGTGGTAGTTGCCCTGTGTATGGAATCCGATCAGGTTTGTCTCGCCGGAAACGGTATACACCAGACCTGCTCTTGCAAAGTCAGATTCATTCGGGTCAACATAGTACAGAACGATGTTCTCAACAGGAGTTGCAATAACCTGCCCTCTCGGGATTTCGCTGTCAGACAGTAAGAAAATGGTGTTGAATCCCATAAAGTCTTTCATATACTGGAATCCGAACTGATTCTGAATAGTGATCTCAGCTGCTCCGAGATATTCATATACGTCCAGAATGTTGACAAATCCAACAACGCCAGTCACATTTCTGTGCATCTGTTTGAATTTGTTCTCTACACGACCCTTAGCCATCGCCAGAGCCATCTGGAATGTGGTTTCTGTGGAAGTAAGTGTACCAGTTTTTAGATAGTCGTAAAATCTGCCGGTAACATCAGTCTGAAGCTGAAAAAGGAACTCGTCATCAGTCATCTGAACAGCGTTCTCATAACCGTGATCCTTGATTGCTTCGATAGATACAGCCTTCGCGTATTTTTCGATAGTCATTTCCGCATAGTTCTTTTCTTTTACGGTAAACTTGCTGTAAGGGATTTCTTCACCCTCGCCAACATTTCCGCTCTGTAAAGTACCTTCTGCATACTTAGACTTGAGTACAGCGCCCGGCTGTTTTTTGATAGGTCTCATGATTCCCAGAATGTCACGTAAGTGCTGCCAGTTTCTCTCGAATCTGGTAACAAAATCAATCTCACGTGCTGTGACCTGGATATCATTTGTCATAATAAGATTAGCTTTTGCTGCCATATAAAAAATCCTTTCTACCCATAATTGTTAAGGTATTAGGTTAGCGGCTACACTCTGGTGTATAGTCGGTGTAAAAAAAAATCACTGGAATAACTGGATATTCTGAGCAATTGCAGCCTGTCTCTCGGACGGGTCTTTGATTGCTTCGATTTCCTTCTTTGTCATGCTTCCCGGTGTCTGCTGTTGTCCAACGTGAGTGGTAAATCTTGCCTGATTCTGCTGAGCCTGCTGCTGAGATTCGTCCACAAAAGCGGATGCGTCAGACTGCTTCATCTGTTCAATCAGGTCATTCAGTCCAAGGATTTTACCGTCTTTCAGCTTCAATCCGGCTTCTTTAATGTCTGCCATAACTGACTTCTTAGCAGCTTCACTGGAAAATTTAACATCATCGAGTGCCGCTTTCAGAGCATCTGAGAAATCACGGTCGTAGATTTTCTCATTGAATTCTCTCTCTGCATTCTCGGCTTTTTTCTTCCATCCAGCAAGCTCTGTCTGAATGTTCGCCGGGTCGATACCGTCGAAACCTTTTAAAGTTTCCTCTGCTGTCTCAGCACGTTCTTTCCAGTCATCACGTTCTCCCTCGACTTTCGACAGGGTTTTTGCTACTTCTTTCGCATTTTTGTAATGCTCAGAGAGCGCTTTCTTAACATCTGCCTGTTTGTCCTCCGGGATTTCAATTCCAAATGATTTTAATGTGTCAATAAGTTTCTGCATATACATCCTCCTGGTCGTGTTTATTGACCTGCCGCCGCAGGTATTGGATTAAGCCAGTTAGACCACTGGCAGGGTAACTGTGGCTATTGAATTCGAACCAATGAATGAGTGTTCCTCTCCCGGAGTCAAAGTCCGGTGCCTTACCGCTTGGCGAAGCCACATTGAAGTGCCTTTTTGGACCAAATATTAGTCTACAGGATAAGACATAACCTTTACAGCATCATGATGTTGTGATTCAGCCAAATCATAGACCGCCTGCAAGCAAACAGCATAATTCTAACCAAATCAAAGCGGAACGCCCGGAATCGAACCGGAGACTAGGTTACTCGTCCCTATCAGCTTTCCACTAGCTGCACATTCCGTAAACCCGGATTCCCGGGTTAGCAAGGTGTTTAACGTGTCATGCCTGCCACGAGTTGTTTCGGGCATCTGTCCGCCCATTTACCTTTTACAAGGAGGTGCGTACTGTCTATATGATCGCATAGACAGTAATGATACGTGCCGGAAATTGCATCCGCTTTTCAACCTCATGCGTCTTGTGTTAGCTAAACACTGCATTTTCTATTAAGGACACGTATCGAAGAAAGGAGGAATCAATGAAAAATGTCTATGTCAAGCGGCTGTAACCACTTACGAATCTTCCTTATGAATATATTTTACCACAGAACCTTCAAAAAGTTGTGGTACATGTTTTGGCTAATTAGAGCATATCACGGAGTTTTTCTACGTATCTCTTTACAAGATCACGTTCTTCCCGGCACTCTGCATCCTTGGACATATCACTCATCTCTGTAGTGAGTTCGTCAAGGTGTTCTTCCAGAGCGGCAAGCATCTTCCTCTTGCAGTCCTCAGATTTGCCGGAACGATAACTCTGTTTCTGTGTCATATAGTCGTCATAAGCGTCTCGTCCGTCAGAACGGCTGTAATGCCCTCTAACATAATGCTCACCACGTCTGGCATAAGAACTGCCCCGGTCGTAATCCGGCATCATTCTGCTGTCATTTGAGCTGTATCTCCCCATGCTGTCGCGCTTTCTTCCGCGTTCGCTGTAATCGTCATTGTATCCACCACGCATCTCATCAAGGACAGTGTTGTAATATTCCACCTTTTTGTCCCAGTACTGCGTATTCTTGATATCTTTGTACATATCAATCAGCTTGTATGTCATTTCCAGATTTCCAGTGTTTAGCCCATTATCAGCGATTTTGGACAGTTCATCTTCGATTCTTGCGCATAAGTCTTTAATATCTCTCATAATCACACCTCCTACGCTTCTCTGGTCACGATAATATTTGCGTTCGCAACAGAAATTGCCTGATCGCTTGTGTTCTCTACTGCGATGTTAACGCAACATCCGCGAGGCACATCAATATAGATGCCAGAGGACACATTGTTGTACTGGTCTACTGCTGCCGGTGTGGAAATCATCTGAGAAGAAAGAACCGGTTCGCCAGAGATTGCAATAGCCAGAGAAATAGCTTCAACAGTACCGCCTGTTGGAATTGCGATATTACCAGAAAAATCCACGAAGAATCTTGCTTTACACTGATTAGTCAGTCCTCTCAGTGTAATAATTCCACTTCCCTCTCTGTGCTGAATGCAGTTAGAACCCTTAACTGCTGTGTTTGAAAATACTACGTTTCCATTTACTGCTACAGTCTGAGCAGCTACGCTTGTAAATTCTGCCATAAAAATACTCCTTTCATATCACAAAAGGACAGGTCTCAGCCTGCCCCTCTGTGTAATACGGCATAAGCCGACATCCGAATCAATCGAAAGATACTCTCAATATGAAGTTATCAGCAATTGCATCCGGTGTTGCATCCGCATCCATAAAATGTGTTCGGGTTAGGAACCTGATATGCCGGGATCGGTGCTGGATTAATCGCATTAATAAGCTGCTGTGTCTGAGAAGCCATTGCAGTTGTGAGCAATGCACTCTGACGGTCCTGAGATGCAGCACGTCTGAGGTCATTGTTTTCAGCCTGAAGGTTAGAAATTTTTTCATTGCAGAGATAATCAAGAATCGCTCTTGTTCCTGCATTCTGGCTGTCAATAATGTCTCTTGTGTTGCTGTTCATCGTATTCTGCAATGCACAGGTGTTCTGCGCCATATTGTAATTTACACCCTGGATAGCTTCTCTGGTTTCACAACAGCAGTTCGCAAGCTGTGCCTGTAAATCATTGGTGTTCCGCATGTTCGCTACAGTATCAGCATTAATTGCCTGCTGGATTCCGAAGCCAGTCTGCATGATGTTTGTGTTGATTCCATTAAATCCGGTAAGCATACCATTATTCATGGCATAAAAGCCGTCGCACAGGCCGCTGTTGATTCCGTCAAGCTTGCTGATTACCGCGGAATTGTCAAATCCTCTCTGGATATCTGCCTGAGTAGCTGCTGTGGCTGCATATCCGCCGCCATTGCCGTTATTGCCCCATCCGTTGTTTCCCCATCCGAAGAAAGCAAAAATGAATAAAACAATAATCCACCAGCTACCATCTCCGCCAAACATGCCGTCATTATTTCTACCGTTTCCAGTAGCAGCGGCAATATCTGCTAAGCTATAATTTCCATCCATAATATAATCTCCTTTTTGTGTATTTACATCAATCTGGCCAGATTGTAATGTACTATTTCATTCTTTTCAACATGTGCTGGAATTGTCCTGCCATCTGTTGAACTTGATTAAGTTGCTGCTGAGAAATCCGTCCAGACTGTAACATCTTCTGAACTTCTTCCTTCGGGTCTCCCTTGAAATTCTGCTTAAACTGCATAAACTGCTGTATCATCTGCATTGGTCCGTTTCCCTGCGGCATCCCACCACCAAGCACGTTAAATAATGGATTACTCATCTGCATTTCCTCCCTTGGCTGCTGATTCCTGTGTGGTATTAACCCTAACAGGTTCAGAAAAAGAATTTAATCGGTTTATGATAATTTCATATTTGCCCTTTAAATCGTCATATTCCTGTCTGGTGACATATTTGTCCATGTTCTGAACAGGCTGTTTAGGCGGCATCTGAGTGCCTACCTCATGGTATTCAAACGTCCGTAATGGCTGTGGCATACCGGAAACGTCTGTGGATTTTATATAGAATTTCTCTGATTCTGAATCCATCAGCAAGACACTTGTCCCGGGCGCTACCAGATAGGATTTTGCGCCTACTTCGCCAGATACCCACAGGATACCATTGTTATTCTGTTGTGGTTGTTGTACTGGTTGAGCCGGCATCTGGACAGGCTGTTGCTGAAACTGGTTCATCTGCCCCGGAACGCCAAAACTATATTGATAAGGATTGTTATATAATGCCATCTTATACACCGCCTTTCTGATTATATTTTTGCATAGATGCATCAATCTAAAAAGTTCAAAAAAGTATTGACTTATCACTCAACGAGTGGTATTATAATATCAGAAAGAGGAGCAAGAAAACTAAGGAGGAAAATGACGTGAAGAAATATAATCTATCAGCAATAATGAAAAGAGCATGGGAGTTAGTCAAGAAAATGAGAATGTCTATTTCCTCTGGTCTCAAGAAAGCATGGAGGGAAGCAAAAGGTATGTGTAAAGAATTACCGGAACTGGTTGGCAGTCCAAAACAGATCGCCTGGGCTGAGGATATCCGCAAGAAAATGATCGAGTATGGAAACAGTTGCATTAATTTTCATGAATCCAAAGGCAGAAAGAAAATGCCGGAGCGCATGAAAAAAGCCATGGAGACTATTTACGAGATCAAGGAAGCAAAATGGTTTATCGAAAACCGTTATTATGCTTACAGTCCAAGAGAATTAGACGTTGAATTAAATAGTGATATTGATTGTAAAAACAATATTTGCGAAAGAAAATTTAAAGAAGCTTTGAACGATTATAAAGAAAAGATGGAGTGGAAATAAGATGTTGAAAAAATATGAATACGAAAAATTCTTGAGCATGGTAAAGCAGGATCTTGAGAATCAGGAGAAATCAAGCCTTTTGCCATTTGATTTTCCAGATGATGCAGAATTGATTTCTCCGGTTAGAGACGAGGAAATAATTGATGCAGTGTACCGATTTTTGTCAGTTCGTAGCAGCGGTTATATCGACATACCGGTTGAATTAGATAGTAAGTACCATGCATGTCTGTGGAATAAGATTTATAAGCAAATCGAAGCCTTATTTCCAGAACTCAGAGTAGAACAAGTGCATAGTATAGTTAGATATGTCAGGACCAGATTCATCTATAACGAGATGAAGAGAATGAAATCCGACACAGGAAATTTATGTTCTTATGTTGTTTACTCTGATTCAGATGAAAAGTTTGCATTAGATGAATGGTGTCCGAAAATATTTTTACAGCAAACCTGGATAGAAGAAGAGGATGAGGTATTCTATTTCAGAATCCTTCCGTCCTCAATGGGATTCTTCACATATCAGGTAAAAGAAGAGGATGTATTTCCCGAAAAAGTTCCTTCAGATCCTCTTGATTTTCACGAAATTAGAACGTTATCTGGACTTACGCAGCAAGCTTTTTCTGAAAAATATGGCATTCCTAAAAGGAGCATAGAAAACTGGGAGGGTGGCAAACGAACTCCACCAGAATATGTGATAAAACTACTTGAAAGGGTTGTAAAAGAAGATTTTTGTTAAAAAATGGGAGAGGGTAAAAATATCCTCTCCTTACTTTTTTTAGCATACTTTAATTATTTTATTGTTTACCCGGCGGCTCAACCGTTTCGCCGTGGATATGCTCACATTCATCTGTTCAGCGCAGTATTCGAGTGTATATTCCTTGCATCTCAGCCGGAACAGTTTTTCTTCGTCCGGTGTAAAATTACACTCTGCTAAGAACCTGTCTATATCTTTCTTCGTGAACACATATAACTTCATAAGTATACCCCTTACTAATGCTAACGCTGATTCTGTGCAAGATACTCCGTGAGCTTCTGTTTTGTTTTTTTTAACTCCTCAACATTATTCCCACTAATCTGACTGTCCAGCATGGTTGACAACACTTCCAGAATCAATGAATCACGTTCTGCAATCCTTTGAAGACTCTCGTAATCTCGTTTGTCATGTTCTTCCAGTGTCTCTACTCGCTTATTAAGTCGGAATGCCGGTGTAATCCACTTAAAGATTACAGCTGCCGCCCCTCCGACAATGGACACCCCTCCACAGATAGAAAGGAATATTTGTACAAATTCTGATATGCTCATTTATTCTCCCTTTCCCAGTAATATACTGGGATCTCATTACCGCTATCCCATGTATCGAAATATTTTCCGCCTTGTACCGTTACCACATGACCATCTATGCAGAGAATATATGTGCCTGTCGGATGGTCTGTGCAAAAGTCGTTGACTGTATAGATATATCGCTCTGATTGTTCTATCAGCTTGCGCCTGTATCCATGCTTATAGAGGTACGCTCCCCAGACATAATTTGCGCTTGGCATATCTGACAGAGCACACGCCTGCACCATCAGTCCGGTGAATACCGTTTCCCAGTCAAAACCGGTTGCTTTACATATTGCCCGGACAGCACAATCTCCGACTCGATTCCCGGCAGGATTCGGATTGTAATATTCCCATCTGTCCATCAGTCAATCCCCTTTGCTGTTTTATACCGTTTCGCCGCTCCTCTGGCTTTTGCGGCGTTCTGGCGGTTCCACTTAGCAATCATGAGCCGGTCTTGCAGCTCTCTCAGGTCGTTCTGCTTGCAGTAATCTTTATATGCAGCATTTTGCTTTTGGAGAAGAAAAGACTTTCGGTCAAGGTCTTGCTGTAATGCGAATTTTGCCTTTTCATTCGGTGCATTGTCAACTCCTGCTTGCATTCCAAGAACTTCTCTCTTTGTCTTTCTGATTCTCCGTTCATAAGTACGTTGTCTCTGTTCCTTTTCGTACTGTTTGCCTTTATCAGCTTTATCCTGTGCTGATAGTTCTGCATAAGGATTAAATTCTCCATCACTGGCTCCAAAACTATGCCGACAGTTGATTCCTGACAGTCCGCTTGCCGTTCCGTATCCGGTCAATGAGAATGGCGGAAATTTCTTACTCTTGCCAGAACGAGAGTATATCTTGCCTTGCCACCATGAGTGATTTCCGGGATTCTCGCCGCCATCACCCGTTCTGGCTCCTATGTGAGCACTGACTAGAATTAAATCCCAGTCCATTTCTTCCATGCGTTTTAGGGATATATCTCCCGTAGCCTGAGCCACGCCAGTTCTGACAGAACGTGCAACCGCTGTTTCAATCGTGTCTTTTCTGCCAGATGGATATGTGACAGTCACGCCATCACTCACAACATTGTTAACTGCCTCTTTGATGGCTTGCGTATATCCAACCGCCCCAGTCATCACATGATTATATGCAAGGTCGCATTGCTCGATATAGAGCCTTTGAGCAGCACTTGCGGTTGTTCGTGTAAAATTCTTCCAATCGCCCATAGTTGCAAGCATATTTCGTTCCATGAGCCTTATCATAGTCGGAGACTGTTCGAGTGGTACAGGGCTTAATCCTGCCGCCTTGTATACCTTATCATCGTAGTTCATTGCAGTGATTCCGGCATCCTCAAACGCTTCAAGAAGCTCCTGTTGTTCGCGCTTGGTGTATCTGGATAATTCTGCCAGAATGTCCTCTAGCAATTCGCCAGATTCCTGCAATGTTCTGATTCGCCACGCATCCGCATTGGTCAGAATATAATCCTCACCTCTGCCGATTCTTGCCATCATTCGCGACACGATCTCAGAGATGATATACTGATGCAGTTCTTCTGCAATCTGCTCACTGCCCTCTGTAATTTGTCGTAAATATTCTGGACTAAGTATAGTATATCACCTCTTTCAGTTGCTTTTGTCTCCTTTAGTTAAGTATTTAGATATTTTAGCGAATTTATGAGAGATTTTTTGTCTAATTAACTAAAGCCCTCGTCCCAAAAGTCCATGAGCCGTAAACCCTTGTATTTACAGGGATTTCCTCGTATCTATTGCCATTGCCAACACCATCTGCTATAGTTAACTAGATGGGAGGTGGCAGCATGGCGAACAAGAAAAAGGACGATAAGGACAAGTATATCAAGACCACGATCAGCTTTGAGCCAGAGCAGTACAGACAGATGATTTCTTACTGCGAACGTGAAGAACGTTCTGCATCTTGGGTTATCCGCAAGGCTCTTGCTGAGTGGTTTGAGAAACATAATTGATTCCTGTTTATTCCGGTGTTACTGATATATACTGGTATGTATTAGTAATACCGAAATGCCAACTTTAGTTAATTAAATGCTTTTTCTAGTTTCATTACACCACGAATTGACACCCCATTTGCCCTTCTCGCCAGTGACATTATTGGGAATGGACTCAGCAGAACAACCAACCATATATAGATTTGCTGTTTGGTTAGAACTAAGAGCGTCGAGCGAAATTGTTTTAGAAAAATAACAGTTTGAAATTTTTAAATCAAAATGTGCCTCATCTGTTTTTCCTTGGCTTATTCCGTGAAATGATAAATCAAGTTTGTAGTCTGATTTAAAAACACAGTTATCAAATATACATTCTCCAAACAACCCCGTACCACCACCGACACATTTTCTTAAAGCATCACTCTGGTCTAATGTGTTATATTCTAAAAACATATTGCAATACTTATGTACATACTTAGTGGGTTTTCCTCCGCTTTCGTCATGCACGACATAAACTCCACCATTATTTATAAGTATCCCGTCATAT